TCTGCAATAGACAGGAAGACAAAGTTAGAAGATGCCTGTAAGCACCCCAGCATTGCCACATTGGTCATCTCACCATTGTATTTGGCTATTAGGTTGTTTAAGTCTTGCAGCATGTTGTTCTCTGCCACGTACTTGTCTGGGAATTGTGTTACATTGTTCATATTAGTTTCCTTAACAAAAGAAGTAATCAGACGACAGGATCTCAGATATATCTAAGGTTCCCAGCTCTGGTTGTTTAAGTGTGTAACCCTCTCGGGTTTCTAGTAGCATGTTCTCTATGACTGTGAAGAAGTTCTCACTGTTGTAGATCATAGCGAACTGCCACTTGGTGTGGTCTATTAGTTTATTCACATCACATGCATGAGTCGAGAATGAATCATGTATAGCCCCAAAGTCTCCATTAAAGCTCTGAATAACTTTAGCCATGTGAGCTGCGTCCATTGAGTGAACGAAGTTAGGTGAACAGCCAGATGCAAAGGATCTCCTGCATGGTATCAAGTCACCACTTGGTGTGATGTATGGTACCTTAATGCTGTGACCTATCTGACCGAGTCCACGTATGGTACTACGTACTGTGATGTTCTTCTGACGCCACACTTCATATAACACTGGGAATCCCGAGGGAGTTGTCCACTGTGTACATGTCTCACCTGTTGAGAGTATGTGGTCTGTCATCTTCTGAATAAACTTCATGGTCTTTAAGGGGCCTACGCAGGTGTCGTTGATAGCAAGTATAAGTTGCTTTGACAGAGGGGTACAGTCATCTTCAGTGATATTGTACTTCTTGTCATAGCCTTCTACCTTGCAGTCATAGTACATATTAGCACCAATCTTCTTCTGACCTGCTGAGTATGCCCTTGTCATAGAGCCACGCTTTGCTATACCTTTACGGATAGCTTTCATTGGGATCTTACGTTCATTAAACCAGTCAGGCATCCTGTCTATCAGACGCTTGGCAACTTGGACATAGAAGTCCTTCTGTATCTCACTAGGTACGAGAGAAACCAGTTCACCAGCTTGTTTGTCTTTAGATATAGCTGCCAGATGTTGCCATCCATTGTTACTCCCATCAACAGGTATAGGTAATCGACTCATATGTACAGTACGATTAGCCCTAGCTTTGTTATACCCACTGACGTCCAAGCAACATGCAAGGAAACTAACGGGCTTTTCTGCTTCTGTTCTGAAGCTCAAGCCATCCGCTAATTGGTTGATCCAGTCGAGGTTGTTTAGGGTCCACAGTTCTCTGTCCTTTAGGGTCATCTTGTCTACTGATATGGTAGAGAGCCCTTCTTCTTGCAGATAGGTTCGATAGTCCGCTGTTACCCATGTTGGTAGTTCCTCTAGTTCATATGATTGGTTATAGGAACAAGCTGTGTGTATACATAACCATCGGTACCCTGCAGTGTCCATAGCCTTAGAATCTGCAAACTCAAAGAGTCCTTTAGATACATCAGACCCTTGGAAGTTCAAGAAGGGTTCAGTGTAGTACACACGACCTCGGTAGTCACACTCAACCATTTGGTAGAAGTCGTGAGACCCTACCGCATGTATCTTTGCAATGACAAACTTCATCTCAATAGCCTTTGACTTAGCTTTGATTGACTGGTCCTCAAGATCTATGAACAATCCGAGGTTAGTCTCTAAGGCTTTGGCTAGTGTGTTGTTAAGTCTCCAAGGTGTTTGTTGTAGCTTGTTAAGAGCAGTGATAAATGGTGCTCCTATAAGCTGCTTAAAGTCCTCCTCTGAACTCATGCGCTTTATGTATGGACGTTTGGTGAACTCATTACGTAGTGATGTTATGTCCTTAGGTGGTGTGAAGGAGGTACCAATCAGTGTCTCCCTCTCGTACTCAGGTGGGAGATCTCCAAGCTCCGACCATGTGTCCATTAGTTGAATTATGTAAGGTGCTCTGTACCCTGAGTACTCTCTTTCAATGTGTATATAACCCAGTTGAAGTAGTGCTTCTAAGTATAGATCACCAACAGCTAAGATCTCCTGATGGTTAGTGTTTAGTACGCCTAAAGCAGACAGCACCTGTAAGCCTATCACAGTCGATGTAACGGTTAGTTTAAAGGGTGCTGATGATGACCTTCGGGACTTCTGATAAGCTGCCACAGCCCCTGCTACGGCCCTTACAGTTAGCTTCTCGTAAGTATAGCCATAAGGTATCATTGAAGACACCAGTCTGGCTCCCTCTGGAGGTCTACCACGGAAGGTATTACCCTCACATCTTTCTTTTATGTACTCCGTGATGCTGACTATACCAGCGGAGTTATCCAGTGTAGTCGAGGAAGTCCTCTTGTCCCTTGAGTCTTCCTGTTCCTGTGTCATAGTATGCTGAACCACAGTCTCCAGTGCGTCCTGTAAATCTGGACTTAAGTACTCTGAGTTTAATTGTATTCCGTTCATCTTCATCTTCTGCCACTAAGTTGCGTGAGAATGTAATTATATCAAAGCTGATCTGTTTGATCGAGCCTGAACCCTTTATGTCATCGATGGAGGATAGGTAACCCTCTTCAAATGACTTACCACTTTGGGACTTACGTAGGTGACTGATCAAACCAAGCCATACGTTATGCTTCTTAACAACCTTTAACAGGTCAGACATAATAGAATCTATAGCTTCGTTGCCAGTCTTACCTCCGGCTCCTTCAGATACTGCAATGGTGATGTGATCTAAGATGATGTACTGGCATCCAAGCAGACACAGGTTCTCTATCTGGTCTATAAGACTGGAGTCAGAGACAGCCCCATTGTGATCCAGAAGGATTAACCTTTCATTACCGAACACCTTCTCATAAGCCTTACGTTCTTGCTCAGGAGTAGGATCCTTAGGTGCAAACATCTTAATGAACTTCTCTGCAGAATCCCCTATGGACTCCTCAAGAGACACCATACCTATACTATCCTCAGTCTGCTCCTCAATCTCCAGTACAATCTCTTTGATCATTGTTGACTTACCTGAGCCAGTACCTGATGTGAACAGTACAATCTCACCCTTACGCATACCGTCAAGCTTATCATTGAGTCCCTGAAGACACTTAGGGTATGGTACAGACTTCACGTCCTTACGAGCAACGTATGCATCCCAGATAGCCTCACCGCGTACGATGGAGGCAGGGGTATACTTACGTGCATTGAAGACAGCAGACATGATTTCGTCAGGCGTAGAGTCACAAGGGTCATTAGCACTCAGTGTGGCTACCAATGTCTTATCCCAGCCAATGATCTTAGCTGCTTCACCTACTGCTTTCTCACCAGCTTCATCTTGATCGAACATAAGTATGACTTCATTGAACGACCTCAGCCATTCTCTGTTAGCCACAAGGATCTTCATGTTACTTGAGGATGGTAGGGATACCACGGGGTACGTACGCTTATACTTGTTAAGCATAGACTGCTGCACTGCTATGGCATCTAACTCACCTTCAGTTATGATCACCTTCAGGCCACCCGGTTGGAACTTAGACTGTCCGAATAACTCAAGATCCTTATGCTTTAACTCACCAACTACTCGGAACTCCTTGGGTAGTGTACGCTTCTTACATGCAACTACCTTACCTTTAACTGTGTATGGGTAGTAGTGTGTGGTGATAGCTCCAGAGGCATCATATGCCACCTTCATATCATATACAGCACAAGCTGTCTTAGTTAGGTTACGTTCACGAACACCTGCTGTGTCGTAGTTACTGATGTCTTGGAGTGATTCGCCACTCATATCATAATCCTGTTGTCGGTTACTTGGTTTAAACTTTGATTTAACTGTGTCATCATACTGATCTAAGAATGCAGGTGTGTCACATGCAAAGCACTTACCTCGCCCATTGGACCACAGTGCTACTGCATCTGATGACCCACATTTAAAGCATGGATAGTGCTTGGTGAATGATTCACTCATTAGTTCCACCTGTCTTCTTTATAGGACTTAGTATCGATACGTCTGGTGCTTGCTTTGACTTTGTAATCAAGTCTCTGCTGCTTCTTCTCCTTTGGCTTCGATAAGTACTCTTCCGGTTCTGTAGATTTCGTTGAGTCTGTCTTTAGTTTCATCTGATATAGCTTCTTTAGGTATGAATTTAACTGCACCTATCTGTCTGTTAAGGTACAAGGGGATCCCTTCGGGACATTTCTCCGTAAGTACATCTAAGTACCATTGAACTTTACATTCTGCTGCTGATAGTCCACCTCTGGTTGCAAACAATTGAATGATCTCGAAGGTAAGCTCAGAGCCACCCTTTATGAGTTCATTAATGTGCTTAGAGGAACTGGTATACTTCTTCCAATTAGACTCCTTGTCTCGTTTAGTCTTCTTATAAGAGTGGAACTGCTTCTTACCTATGTATCTGATAGGGTTACCATCAGGTACAGACACAGTTATAAGGTACACAAATCCGAAGTAATCATCAACCTCGAATGGTTCTCCATCATAAGACCAGTGTCCTATTTCAGTCATCTGCAAACACCTCTTCAATAGTTAATCTCTTAAACCCGTTCCAGTCCCTGCGCATGTACAGTAGGTTCCAGCAAGTCTCAAGCTTCTCCTTCCACTCACGAGGGTGATGGTCACGCCATGCGTTGGCAACGGTCTCCAGCATGTCGCTTGTCGGTACGTCTTTTAATAACTTCTCAGCCTTCTTAGGGCCGATACCTTTAAGTCCATGAATGTTATCTGTACTGTCACCTGTCAGCATCTGGATACACATCTTGTAGTGACCTTCGTCACCATCAATGAAGTACTGAGTCTTCTTGTTGAAGTTATAGTGCCAACCCGGAACCATATCAATGTCTTTATCAATGTGTGCTATGACATAGTGTTCACCAGCTTCATAAGCTTCTTGTGCCCATATAGATACAATGTCATCTGCTTCACAGTTGTCAGACTTAAAACATCCAGTCTCCCAAGCGTACTCTGTAACTGCCTCTCGTCTTTCAACTACCTTAGGATCCATAGGTGTCTTACTACGGTTACCCTTGTAGTCCTCAGAGATACCGTACCTGAAGTTACCTTTACCTTTGACAGCTACGTAACCTTTGATACTACCTGTGTCACGCATGATAGCATCAAGTGCCTTATCAAAGTATGACTTAGCTTGTGTGACTGAGTCTGTTGTCACTGCAATACGAAAGATGATTGAGTCAGCGTCAATGAAACACTTATCAAACTCCATCTCTTCTTCCATACAGCTCTTATTGAACATCTCAAAGACTGCATCGTTATTGTTGAACATAGTTGTTACTCTTTGCTAGATTGTCAGATGCCTTTAGGATCTGTAAGTTATTACCCACATGTAACCCAGTCACACTATTACCGTTAATTGGTATTATATGATCTACGTGGTAGGCACCTCGCCCATGTTTATCATTTAGAACTGCAGCTTCATGGTAGAATACTCGTATTGCGTCCAAGTCAGCCCACTTAGGTGTCACTCTTTTATCCCTGAACCTAGCCCTAGCACTTATTTCATTAGCTCTAACTCTATTTTCAATGACACTTGCCCGTTTTTTAAGATAATCACTCTTACACTTCATACAAGACTTTACACCACCTATAGCGTCATACTCAGTCCAGTTATCATATAACACTAGGGTTGTATTACATGTGTAACAGCCCTTACCTATAGTGTCTTCAAGGATTAGTGGTTTACCCTTAAGAGCTAGTGCTCTCTTCTTATCATACACTTTAGAACATGATCTACATGTGTGGGTGGATTTACGTACTCTAGACGCAGTCCAATTACCACCTATTACCAGAAGAATATCACAACCTTTGCAAAACCTATCTTTATTCTTGAACATAATTGTTACTCTTTGCCAGATTATCAGATGCTTTTAGGATCTGTAAGTTATTCTCTACATGTAACCCCGATACAGTTTTACCCTGTAAGGGGATTATATGGTCTACATGATATGACCGAGGGCCATTCTCCTCATTAAGAGCAGCACAGTCCTCGTATATCTTTCGGATAGCATCAGAGTCAGCCCATGCAGGCATCCTCTGTTTCTTCTTTGTGTACCTCATGTTGCAGTTATGATTGACATAGCCAGAGTTGTTACGTTTCCACCTACGTTGCCGCTCACGCTCCCTTGCTAAGGCTACTGGGTCAGCATTCATCTCCAGTAACCTCTGCCTACGTTTAGCTGCCTTAGTGGATCTCTGCATAATTAATACCGATCTTCCCATCTCCATCCATACAGGTAACCCCTACAGACTTTGGACCCTCACGGAATCCAGCTACAGAGATATCTAATATGGCTTCAGCATGTTTAGTAGGTGTAACCCAAGCAGTCTCGTCATGATAGAACAAGATCGGATACGTACCTTTGATACCTAATTCCTTAATCTTCTTATACTGGAATACAAGTGCAGTCTTGCATGTAATCCCTTCCAGTGTTTGAAGTAAGTAGTTTAGTAGCTGATGTTCTGAACCTACAATTACTCGTCTTCCATCAGCTCCAATTATGAAACCAATGCCTGTCTTCATCTTGTTAGTGTTGTACTCGGATAGAAGTTGATCCTTCAGTTCCTTAAGCTTTGGGAATGCTGCTTTGAACTTAGCATCTGCTATCTTACCAGCCTTAGGTGACTTCAGTCCTGTTACTACCTCGCCAAGCTTAGACATACCTGCTCCAAAGAGATAGGCATATATGAATGACTTAGCCACTGATCTGGATACCCCAAGGATAGCAGCGTTACGTGAGTGTGCATCAGTACCATCAGATTCTTGACCAACAACAACAGATGCTGTGAACTCATCGTCACACATGTAGTGTGCAAGTCCTCGGAACTGGTTACCAGCTGAGTCAGCACCTACAAGCCTGTGTCCACGTTCACATGTAAGCAAGGATCTTAGTTCCTTACCGTACTGCGCATGAACTCCGGGGATGTTAACTATACCTCGGTGCCTGCATCGGAATGAAGGTGTACCTATAGTGAACATATCCCCATGCAGCCTGCCGTCACCCCAACGTGTGACCATCTCAATCCAGTTATCAACCATAGACAGACGTTGACGTAGCATGTAGTAGTCACTGATCATAGAACCAACGATACCCAGAGGCTCTAAGGAGCTGTCTGTGAGCTTTGGTGACATCTTGATCCACTTACCTGCTACCTTCTTGAACGTCCAGTCATCAGGCTTCCAGCCAATGTCAGACAGATACTTCTTTACAAGTATAAGCTGACCTAAGCGTACCTCAGAGAACTCAATGCGAGAGAAGGGTCCAGAGATGAAGCCATTAGAAGCCTTAGTGGCAGGCTCCAAGTCATACCAATCAGTGATGGCTTTATAGTAGTCACCATTCTTCTTGACAATCTTATCGACTTCTTTGGTACCCTTCAGTACACATACAGATCCCAGACTGGGTTCGAGTTCATCTTCAATGGCATGTAGCTTCCATGTGAGGTCACGCTTAAGGTTCTCAGCCTTCTTCATGTTGAACAACCAACCCTTGGCTGTGATTTCTGCGTTAACCTGTGCAAAGTCATGCTCAAGTATTAAAGCCTGCTTAAACATAGGTCGTGCTTTGATCTGAATGGATGCCTCTCTGGAAAGTCTGTTGTATACCAGAGTATTCAATGTAACGTCCTGTATACAATATGTCAGCATCTCCTGATTGTAGTTAGTCCAATCGTTATAGTCTCCTTTCGGATACTTGAAGAACTCACCCCAACCTGCAAGACCATGCCTGTGTGAGCGTTGGAACATACATAACTGTGACATGATAAGAGTATCCCAGATCTTCTGAGACTCTCTGGGTTCCCATCCTAGCAGCCTTTTAAGAACTGGTAGGTCATATCCAATTATGTTGTGACCGGCTATCAGATCAGCTTCTAGGAGCTTCTGGAGCCCTTCAGCCAGAGAGGGAAGTGCATCATCCCAATCAGAGTAAGAAAAGATCTCCTCAGTCTCAATGTCCTGCATCACAAGACACCATATCGTGTCAACTTCTGGTATAAGACCGTTGGTCTCTAAATCCCATATTAGTTTCTTACTCATACTGTAGTCCTCCAAAGACTATTAAGCAGTTTACAGTGACCTACTCAGGTCGATTATTTAAGGTACTTCACAGCCACCACCACCACATGCAACTTCAGCACTCAAATCAGTCTCGTCTGCAGA